AGCCGCAGGAGAAACAGCACTAGTTGTCCCAGATGTAACAAGCGTAAAATCAGCAGCAGGATAAGAAGCAGAACCATTATTTGCTGCATTTCTAAGAGCTAAATATTGGAAATTAGAAGCGCCGCCACCTCCCCCAGCAATTGCACCCCAGCCTGAAGCTGTATAACCTTCAAATTCTCCTTCGGTAGAGTTATATCTAAAGTGTCCTGTCGTAGGAGAGCCAGGTCTTTGTGCTGTAGTACCAGTTGGGACATCAATTGCCCCCGTCCCTGTCATTGAAATGTCACCACTAACTGTTAACCCAGTGAGCGTTCCAACTGACGTAAGGCTTGAGGCTGTAATTCCGCCTGCGAGTGTGTTTCCACTCAGCGTTCCGGCAGCCGCAGTAATAGTTATTGGTGCAGTGCCGTCAAAGTTGACACCGTTAATGGCTCTTGCTGTTGCTAATGCAGTTGCTGTTGCAGCATTGCCTGATGTGCTCTGATTACCAGCGGCATTAACTCCAGGGAGATTTATATTTGACGTGCCATCGAAACTTACTCCTCCTATTGTTCTTGCTGTTGCCAGTGCAGTTGCTGTTGCAGCGTTCCCCGAAGTGTTCTGATTACCAGCAGCATTGACACCAGGGAGATCAATATTTGCTGACCCGTTGAAGGAAACTCCACCGATGGTTCTTGCAGTAGTTAAGGTTGCCGCGCTTCCTGTTGTGTTCTGATTACCTGCCGCATTAACACCTGGAAGATTTATATTTGATGTCCCGTCAAAGCTAACTCCGCCAATAGTTCTTGCTGTTGCTAACGCTGTGGCTGTAGCAGCATTCCCAGTACAAGAGCCAGAAGATCCTGAAGTATTGCCAGTGACATTACCTGTGATATTTCCAACAAATGTCCCTGTTATTGTTCCTCCATTTGTAATATTATTGCTCCCTAAGTTAATAGCACCTGTCATAGTGCCACCCGCTAATGGTAATTTAGTAGCGAGACTATTTGTTATCGTGGTTGAGAAATTAGCGTCGTCACCAATAGCAGCAGCCAACTCATTAAGTGTATCCAATGCTCCTGGCGCGCTATCTATTAAGTTAGCGACAGCATTGGTGACATAGGCTGTGGTGGCTATTTTAGTGCTGTTATCAGATGTAGATTGCGTTGTTCCTGTTACACCAGAGGCTAATGTTCCAGATAAATTAACAGCGTTAGTAGCATTAGCTGGTGTGATGTTTGCCGTTCCATCGAAGCTTGTTCCTCCGATTGTTCTCGCTGTAGCTAATGCAGTTGCTGTGGCTGCATTTCCTGTTGTGTTCTGATTACCTGCAGTACTAACACCTGGAAGATCTATGTTGGCTGATCCATTAAAGCTGACTCCACCAATAGTCCTGGCAGTCTGAAGAACCGTAGCTGTAGCAGCGTTTCCAGTGGTGTTTTGATTGAGAGTCCCTACAACAAAATCTAATGTATTGTCAGCATCGTCATAAGTTACGGTTATGCCTGTCTCCGTATTGCTGGTGACCATTGCCCCAACAGTGTCAGCAATAGTTTCAGAAAGGCTTGTACCGTCAATAGTTAACGCATCCGCTTCAAGCGTTCCGTCTATATCAACGTTGCCCGATATATCTAAGCTTGCAGCTACGACGTCCCCAACAGTGATATTTGGAGTCCCTGTTAATCCTGCTGATGTCCCTGAGGTGTTTTGATTGCCTGCAGAATTAACACCAGGGAGAGTAATGTTTGCTGTCCCATCAAAACTTACACCACCGATTGTTCTTGCCGTCTCTAATGCTGTTGCTGTGGCTGCGTTGCCAGTAATATTCGCGACTGAAAAATCTAAAGTATTATCTGAATCTTGATAAGTAACCGTGATATTTGTCTCTGTATTACTAGAGACCATTGCACCGACAGTATCGGCAATGTACTCATTAAGAGCAGTCCCGTTGACGGTATAAGCATCTGCTTCGAGCGTTCCATCTATATCTGCGCTGCCCGAAATATCTAAAGAAGCTGCTACAACATCAGCGACTGTGATGTTTGGTGTTCCTGTTAACCCAGCAGCAGTTCCGGAAGTATTCTGATTGCCAGCCGCATTGACCCCTGGCAGGTTGATATTTGCACTTCCATCGAAAGAAACACCACCTATCGTTCTCGCTGTGGTTAATGTGGCCGCACTGCCTGTAGTGTTCTGCGTCCCCGCCTGATTGACACCAGGAAGATCGATGTTCGCAGTGCCGTTGAATGACACACCTCCTATTGTTCGTGCGTTCTGTAAAGCAGTTGCTGTCGCAGCATTACCAGTGGTGTCCTGGTTTAACGTCCCAATAACAAAATCTAAGGTGTTGTCTGAGTCGTCATAAGTGACCGCAATATTCGTTTCCGTGTTGCTGGAGACCATTGCTCCAACAGTGTCCGATATGTATTCATTAAGAGCGGTGCCATTAACAGTGTAAGCATCGGCCTCTAGCGTTCCATCTATATCGGCACCTCCAGAAATGTCTAAACTCCCTGCGGTGACAGCATTTGTGACTGTTAATGCTCCTAGAGTTCCAACAGATGTAAGGCTTGAATTAACAACGCCGGCGCCAAGAGTTGTTGCGGTTAAAACTTGAGCTGCCTGGATCTTGTAAGACATCCCAGACACAACATCGATGTGCTGATTAGAAGTCCAAGAATCAGTTGAATCGATCCAATTCCACGTCTTATCTGTTGCTCCTTTTATTGTTAAACCGCCTCCTGTTGCCCCAGCATCTGAACTATTCCCCGTGGCAAGCTCAATGTTTTTATCTGCAACCGTAATTGTGGAGCTGGAAACAGTGGTTGTTCCACCTGTAACTACCAAATCTCCATAGATAGTGACTTTATTATTTGCCTCAACCTGTATTGCTCTACCTCCATTGGTTGCTATCGATAGTTCGTTGGCAGCACTCTTATAAAACCCTGTTGTAGTAGCGGTATCAAAAGCAAAAGCAGGCGCAGTCTCCGTTCCATCAATAACACTTTTAAACAGCTCCCCGTATGTAATCTTCTTGTTCTTATTCGAGTTGGTGCCTTCACTTACATCAACAACCGCAAGAAGATCATCTGCGGCTGGAGCGGTTAAGGCTCCTAGCTCACTAATTTTTCGATTCGCCACAGTCTTCTGACTTAGTTAGACCAGCCCCAATATACCGAAAATCAAGCAACAAACATAGCAGACTTATATAGTATGCTACAGTAGCATAGGCTTGTTACTCTCTAGTGCAGAACTTTGATGACCTCGTTTATGAAAATCCTACTGCGCTCAAAACCTATGTTTGTGACGAGATAGTCGATAGATTCAGGGAAGACGACAGAACCTATCAAGGAATAACAACAAAAGGTGAAAATACTGAACTCAAGAAATCGTTGGATTTAGCAATAAGCACTTTCGATGATTGGAAAACTATAGATGATTTATTGTTTAAATCTATTTCTGAAAATCTTACAGCTTACATAGATAAATTAAGTCTATTTACAGACATTGCTTTATGGAATAACACAGACATTACAGATAATGGATACACCGTTAAACAATATGAGCCTGGTGATTACTTTCATTGGCATGTAGATAGGCAAATGAACCAAACTCATATAAGAACACTTGCATACATATGGTATTTAAACGACTCTTTTGAAAAAGGAGAAACTGAATTTCTATATGGTCGAAAAATTAAGCCTGAGAAGGGCAAATTATTAATATTTCCAGCCTGTTGGACGTACCCTCATAGGGGGCTGTCACCTGAAAATGGCAATAAATACATAATTACAAGCTTTCTTTCTAGCAACGAGACTGCTGAATATGAGTAGCCCAAGACTTCTCTCTCTTCCCCCTGTCTGGATAGTTTCTGTATGATTGAAAATCTACTGCATATAACATTCCCGTCGTCTCTTCCTGTATAAAGTTACTGTCGCTAAAATCACTAAAGGTCCAGTTGCTCTCATGTCGTACCACATCTTCATACACAATCCTTCTCTGAAACTCTGTATGGATAGAAGATCCTCTTATAAAAGATACAGTACATAAAACAACTGTTCCATGAACTGAATATGTATATAAAGGTACTTTAATACGATTGAACTGTTCTTCTTTTAGACGCTTTAATTTTTCTAGATATAGTTCTGTATTCTCTGCGTTTTTACAATCGAGTCTCTTTATTAAAGTGAAATCTATATCAACTAGTATGTCTTCCTTGTCCGCTTTGATATTTGTTATATAACTCAAGAAGTTCTCATTATATAACAAAGAGCATAGTAAGGAGGCATGTTCTTATCTGTCCCAGATACCCCAGAGCTATTGACAGTATGAGAATGAGATCCTCCACTTTGAATTGTTATCCCTGTGACGGAACTTCCTGTTGTTCCAGTCCTGGAGCTATGAGGCGCTCTATTCCATGAGGAGTCACCACCTCCACTCGTATGATTGTATTTCTCTACGTAAGAATGAGTGTGCCCAGGATCATTAACACCGTGACCGTGTGATCCTCCACTCGCTGTTGTGTGAGTGTGTGAGATATTTACAGCGTCTTTATTACCACCCGTGTTTCCTACTGAATAGCTGCTTCCCGCACCAACGACAAATCTATTTCTTAAATCTGGTGTGCTGTTAGCTCCGTTGCATAGTGCCCATCCAGAAGGGATAGCGGCTTGTGCCCCAGACCAAATAATGATTCCACCAACAGGAACAGTTCCGCCTGCATCTACCCAAGAGGGAGCGGAAGAGCCGTTCGATTGAAGTAACTGACCAGAAGTGCCTGCTGGGAGACTACTTGTGTCATTATTACTAGATTGATATAGAAGTTTGTTTGTTGCGTTTATCGAAAGATCACTTGCTGTTGCTGAATTACCAGTAATTGTCGCGTTGATTCCTCCATCTACCGTAATCGCTCCAGTGAACTTGGCATCCCCAGCAACATGGAGTGTATGTGTAGGGGAGCCTGTATTAACTCCTAATCTTGAATTAGCTGTGTCTAGTTTTAGCTTCGTAGATCCTGCCTGGTTTGTAAATACGTGTCCGTCAGCTCCATAAGTTAAAACGTCTCCATCTGCCTTTATTGTTCCTGTTCCTTCTGTATTACTAATAGTAACAGTGCAAGCACTTGCGGAGGCTTCATGTATATGTAGCTGTGTTGAAGGTGTAGCAGTTCCCAACCCAACATCGTTATCCTTAAATGTTACTCTTCTTGTATTATTTGTAGCGAAACATATTTCATTATCTGCTGGGGAAAACATTCCTCCATCAGTATCATTTGTGTTAAAGGTGAAGCCCATATCACCATTAAACGTTGAGCCTCCTTTTGCTTTAACTCCACCGACTACATCTAGCTTTGCTCCAGGGGTTTGATCCCCTACTCCTAACGCACCTGTTGAACTTATAAATACACGCCCGCCACTATTTGTTGCAAAGCCAAGCGTATTCGCTGATGGCAGATACATCCCATTAGCAGGAGTGGTAGAGCCATCAGGAACGAAAGAAGTTCCACTAATTGTGCTGGTGGCATCTAGCGAACCAGAAATAGTTACGTTTCCACCGAAGGCTCCAGTACCTGTAGTGCTTATGCCTGTTAAGGCATAAGTAGAAGTAAGTTCTCCCCATGCACTCCCTGTCCACTTCTTCCACCTGTTTGCACTGCTATCCCAGCGGATTGCTCCTGTAACTAAGTTGCTGACAGTCTGTCCATCAAACTGCTTTGCTAAATCAACATCTCTATCCTTTACTTCAGTAAGGAAGTTCGTATAGGTGCTAGTAAGTTGTGGGTTACTCCAATTAGCCATTAAGAACCTCTTGCTTGCCAGCTAAATCCGCCACTCTGCCTAGTTCCGCTTGCATCGAACAAGAGCACTTTAAAAGAGGTGGGATTAGGAGCATCAACAAAATCGTAGATAGCAGTGCGGGGCGCAGTACCAGAAGGAGTAACTGTTATTGATTCTACGTCCACAAAGTTTACGTTGAAATTGACCGTCGTACCACCACTATCGCTAGCGCTTGCTGTTCCGTTACCTGAATCACCGATTTGTTTAGTCTCTAATCTCAAGTTTAAAGCTGGCATCTTGAGCAAATCATCGTTCCCTGCACTGCTGAAGGCAAGGTTGTATTTCACATATCTGAAATTCGTCGCAAAAGCTGAATAAACTAAATTTGAATCTGTAGATGCACTTCCTGCAAAGTCCGTCCAAGCTCCACCAGATGTTGTTTTAACAGAAATAGTAGGGGTGAGCGAAGTCGTTCCAGTGACATGCGTACCTGTTAATGCTAAAACGACCTTCGTGCCCGCTAACACAGTTCCATAATCCACTTCTTCTTGATAACTGCCTGTTGTCTGAGAAGGCAAAGCATAAATAACAGTTGCCCCTGGTGAACCGAAGTTCGGGTACTGAGGAGAACTAGTACTTCCTGTGCCTATAAAATGCTCTTCATATGTTTCTGTTAAATCTATATTCGCAAAAAGTATCCCGCTATCTAAAAATGCATTCGTCTTCGTGCCGCTAAATGTACTATTTATATCACTCCTTAAAATGTAATCGGGTGGCTGGCTAACACTTGCAGTAACTGATGCTTCTACAGTTGACTCGTTCCCAGCAGAATCAACACCCTTTATCATATAAGTGAAAGTACCAGAAGAAGTTTCAAATACCGTAGTAAAGAGACCTTGTTTTGTTCCTATATCTACTGCTGAACTCCACCCCCCACTTCCTTTCTTGATACTGTAAACAGTTATAGGCAGTGTACTTGTAGCATCGCTCCAGCGTAAAAGAACGTTGTTATCTATAACCTCCTGTCGGAAAGATGGAACAGTATTCGGAGGGCTAACAACTACATCAAGGTCATCTTCAATCCCATAATTGCCTTGAACATCGACGCCTACTACCCAGAATTTCTGTGTGCCACCCCAATCAACTTGCAAGCTAAATGTTGTGCCGTCAACTTTACCTAATACTGTTGCTGCTCCAAAAGTGCTTCCTCTCCTTAATTCATACTCAGAGACAGTAAGCGATCCTGTAACTGCATCCCAAGATAGTTTTACCTGCTCTCCTAAGAAAACACTTTGGAGAGTTGGGATTGAAGGAGCTGAGAAAGAAACATCCTTATATCCTGAAGTCCCTAGGTTCCCGTGCTCGTCAACCGCTACTACCCAAAATCTTTGAGTAGTATTCCATGTGACATCTACAGTAAAGGCAGTACCTTTAACCCTTCCTATTTCAGAAGCTTCTGTAAATGTCTGACTAGTCGTACCTTGCTTCACTAAATAAGCACGAGTTGGGATATCTCCGTGTACTTCAGACCAGCTTAATTTAAGTAAATTATCTTCGTATGTAGAAGAAATAGTAGGAGCACTTGCAGGTGTATTTGTTACAACAACGCTTCCAGCAAGGCTAGCGTTTCCTGCTATATCTATTGCTTTAACATAAAAAGTTTTATCACCTTGCCAAGTGACAAGTGAAACGAATCTAGTGGTATCTGTCTTATCTAATAAGTTCCCTGGAGCAGTACCATCCTCATACACTTCATAATAATCAATCGTATATTTTCCACTAACAGAGACAGGATCCCAAGATAAGAAATACGAACCCCCCTCTATTGAACCACTAGGAGAAGGAGTAGCTGGAGCGGCAACTGTTACTGCTATAGATGCTGCATTAGTACTGTAATGACCTTCGCTGTCATATGCCTTTATATAGTAATTAACAGTCCCTGGAGAAACTGTCCCTACCTTGAATCTATTAGAAGTAACCCTTGCTATTAAATCTGCTCCATGAGTTGCATCATCAAAGCTCCAATTAGAAGGGGCAGCTCCCCCAGTAGATGTCCTTACTTCATAACCAACAACATCTAAATCTTTGAAATTTGTAGCTAAAGTTGCAACCAATTTATTCCATTTAAGAATTACTCCTAAATAAGCATCTACTTCATACGTAAATCCCGTTACGTCACTAGGAGGATCAGTCTTACCCGTAGCATTAAACGCTCCAACTAATGCTGCATTGGACGCTACTCCTTGAGCGTTAACACTAAATACTTTGACGGTATAAGTCCCTGGAGTGATGTTCAGCAACTCATCGTCAGGCCCTTGCTGTCTATGTACTTGCCAGTTACCGCTATCCTTTTGCCATCTAACCTCATATTCGTTTACCCCTAAAACAGCATCCCAAGAAGCAACAACCTTTGCTCTGACAGAATCTCCTTTCTTATATAAGTATTGAGTCATCCTTAGATTGACAGGTGAATCAGGAATCTCATTTAAGTTGCTGAAATCTCTCTGAGTTAAAGCAATTCCACTCTCTATATTTGCGTACTTTGAACTGTTATAAGAAAGCGCTACAACCTGATATTCAAGACCATCTACTTCTTCTACTGAGATTATTCTCCATTGAGTTGTTTGAATGTTCTCTGCTGAAGTTCCTCCTGTCGTCTCAATAATCCAGATGCTATTTGCATTGGGGATAGCATCAAAGTCAGTTTGAACAGTAACCAGAGAATATCCCGTGTACTTCTGAATAGAACTGATAGGTCTTGTCTCTACTGTCCCTGTAGGAGAAATAACATGCAGTGTCCTTGTATAAGAAACTCCGTCAGCAGGAAGATCTGTATTGGAAGCATCTCCATCAATGACAATAGTGGAAAGTGTATTCGTACCAATACCAGGCCCGCCGAACCCAACACGACCTCCTCTCCTCTGCCCTGCTTTCACAGGATCAGCAATATCAATTACCATCCCTGGTCTAACAACTACACCTGCATCAATACTTGTCCTAAATGAAACAGTCTCGGTTTCATTACCCTCAGAATAAAGAAGCCACTTCCCGACTCTTTGAGCTTGGCCTCTAGAAGTACAAGCAAAAGCCGCTACATTTTTAACGATCGCACCATACTTACTCATCGCAGTTGTATCTTTTACCTCTTCATACGCATAAGTTCGGAGACTATTGTCGAAATACTTAACTACAGCAACAGTTCCTCTCGTCTTTTGACTGCTCCCTGAATAGGAAAAACCTGCTGGTCCTACATTCGCAAGCGTAAATAAATAACTACTATCTTGTAACTTATCCTGCGTCATCGTGACGCTTCCTGCACTCCAATAAGCCATCCCTCTGAAGACAGAGGCCATTGTGTTTATAACCTTAAAAGCTTCTGATTTGCCCTGTAAAACTACGTTGCAGGAGAACCGAGGTTCTGTTCCACCAAACCCATCAGAAACCAACTCATTTGCATACTGAGAAGCAGAATAAAACGCCCATTTATCTAATCTGGAGGCATCACCAGTAAAACTTGCCTTCTCTGCCCTTGTTAATAGATGATCCCCAAGCCCATACCTCTGGGACGTAAGTAAATCCCATAAGCACCAGGCTGGATCATTACACCATTGAGCTGCTCCAAAGGTTCCGTTCCATGTGCCTGAATATGTGACTCTTCCTGTTGTTGAATCTACAGTTGCATTGCTCGGAATACGTACCTTTATTCCTCTGAAAAGATAAGACCTTTTTGGCAATTGACCGAATTGCTCTGCGTATAGCCTTAGTCCGACTAATGCACTATTTGGATAGGTATTGTTTGCATAAACAAGACGGACAAAACTTGAGAAGAATGTAAGGTTGGAGAGCCTTGTCGGATCATCAGCATCATCCGTCTCCCTAACCATTCTTATCTTTAATTCTGTATTCCAATTTGATGGAGGGTAAACGATGAAATCTTTCTCATATAAATCACCTGTTCTACCAGTTATCGATTGATCATGCCTCTCCAACCAAGAGCCTGACCCATCTACTTCTATTTGTATTTTTATACGTACAGATGTTCCTAAAATATCTCCCTCGTCAGTTACGTTTTGAAGAGCAGGTATCTTTAATACCACCCTAAAAGCATGTGGAGCATTAGCATTCCTGGTTCCAGAAGTATGACTTGCTCCGCTATATACAGTCTCAGTCCAAGGAGATGCTTTAGTTACTGCTCCCCCGCTAATGCCTATAGTTGTGCTTGTTGCTCCAAACCCATTTATTAATGTTTGAGGGTCTGTACCTACTCTTTGTTCTAGAGTTACAGCATCAAAGTTATAAGTATTATCTGCATTTTGAAGAACGGTATTATTAAAATAAACGCTCTTTAATCCATCTTTTAAGCCTTCACATTCCCCTTCACTTATTAAATCAAGGATGTTTGCATAACTTTTAGAATCTAATGAATCGGGTTCCGTTACTGGTGTCCGTTGTTCATCATCTCCACCTCCACCTGATCCGATAATTTTCATCATGTTGGTACCTCGTCAACATCAAGTTCAGCAGAAATAACAACTGAACCTGTTAAAACTTCCCCATATACAACAGGGACGCACGTTCCTGCTCTCGCAGTATTCTGCACCCCACTGAAGCTAAAGCTATTAACTGGATCATCTTCAAATTCAGGTGTCTTTGGAGTTGGAGTCAGCATATCTGACACACCACTAAGCACTAAAGCAATACCTATATTTCCTGCAAACGCAGCAGCTCCTGCCCAAAATCCAGCTCCTACAACAGCACCAGTAGCTGTAACCCCACCACCTGTAACACCAAAGCTCATTCCTATCATTCCTGCCCCTGGAGCCAATATCGCTATACCAATCAATGCAATTCCAGCAATGATCTTCCAGTTCATCTTTCC